AGAACCTGTACTAGCCAATCCAATCATCTTATCAAGAGTCTCCTCTTGGTCATAATCTACAGGTCTCTCATCTACAAGTTCCCACTCATCCAAATCCTCATCCTCTCCAAACTCTATCATAAAGTCAGCAATCTCATCATCTATTTTTGGTTTATCACTTGACATTTTAACACCAGTTTCTTCCTCTCTAGTTTCCTTGTCTACAACATTATCTAAGTCTGTAAACTCTAGTGGTTGTAAGGTCTTAAAGTATAGATTTAAAGCAATATTATTAAAAGCTAGTACTTTGTCAAAGGCATCTATTAAAAGTGTCTGAAATGGTCTTATAACGGTATTATCCATTAATGTAGAAGCCGTCTCTATTTCTTCTGCGTTGTTTCCTAATCCTGATGAGTCTTTAATACCCAAAAGCATAGGAGAAACTACCCTATGAGATACCATTATTTTCTTAGAACTCTCATCAGATAAGAATTGATATTGTTGGTGTGCATCTGACAGTTGTACAGGCTCAATACTAGCAGCAGTATCTGCATTGTCATTAAAAGAAAGTATAAACTTACCTGAGTTGCTAGAACCTGCAAATTTCTGATGTATCTTGTTTTCTATTAGTTGTCTCTCCTCCTCATTAGGAACTCCATTGTTGAAGTTAATTAACATAGAAGGTGCTAGACCATTCATAATATTGTTTAGGTGGTAGTTAGATATTTCCTCCTCTAGTTCACAATACTGTAACCCTCCCTGATAATCTACTGGGGAGTAGTAATAGAATCCTGCTCTGTAAGGCTTAACAAATAATATCTCAATAGCTTCCTTAGAGAAACCAAAAGCAGGCACTCTCTGAGGCTCATCAGATGGCTTTATTTTGCTCCAATCCTTAAAGTAATAGTAAGCCTCTATATCTCCATCTTCGTTGCACTTTTCGGCTCTTAGAGTCTCTACAGGCATATGCTCTACTTGTACAATCTTAGACCTATCCTTTGAATAGATTACTTGCATAGCACAACCCCCCATTAATTTAAGGTCATACACTAGCTTTCTAGTACAATCCTTAGTAAATAAGGTTTTCATTTGTGCATATTGGTCAGGCTTTCTGTTAGAATCAGTAGCATCTAAGCCTTTACCATAAATCATCTCTGAAATACCATTGATAATAGCGTTGTTTGTAGGAGAGCCATTATATCTGTCTATTAAGAACTGATAGTAGTTATTATCTCCACCATATGATACATAGTCTTTACCTCTAACCTCAGATACTTTAGGAGATGTATAAGTACTTAGATTCACTATACTAACCTCATTATGTACTTTTTTCTGTACATTTTTGTTTATAGCGTTCACTATATTGTTTTTTCTTTTCATATTATAATGTAATCATTGTCATAAGAAGTTTCTTCCTTATAAACATCTTTATTAACTGAATAGTAGCTATTTGTCTCTTGGTCTATCTCTTGATTAGTGCAAAAAATCTTATCTCTATATATTACATTAGTTCCATCTGTGATAGTCAAGTTATAGTATGTATTTTCTACAAGATTAAATATATCTCTTATAATCATATATCCCTTGTCATATAGATAAACCACATCTAACATACAATCATTTTCCTCATAAATACCCAAATCATCTATCACTCTAGTATAATAAGCATAACCATCTAAAAAACTACCTATCTCCGTTGTTTCATTAGTCTGTTCATTTCTAATAGTAACAACTATTCGCTCAGGGTAACTTCTTGGTATAACCCTTATCTTTTGCTTCTCTGTAGTGCTTGAAAGAATCTTCATATATATATAACGTATTAATTCTCTTGTTTTGTATTAAAAAACAAAAAAACCCCTCCGATTAAGGAAGGGTCTTATATTGTAACTATATTTTAGTTACTTATGCAGTTGGGTTTATTGGACTTCCTGAATCATCAGTAGGCTCATCACAAAAGAAAGGTGGTGCAGTCTCTTGTGCAGTTAAGCTAAGAGTGAATCCTGATAAGTCTCCCATTGCAGCACCAGTAGCAATAGTTCCTCCTGTTACCTCAGCACCGTGTTCTTTACCTACTAAGAAAAAGTTACCGTTATAGTCTTCTACAACTATTTGAGGTCTCCCTGCAGCTAATAATTTAATCTGCTCTTGGGTTGCTACATCTAAAAATGTAAAGGTAGCATTTAAAGTAGTCTCATAGAAAGTAGTTCCATTTTCTCTTGATGAGTTAATAGAAGTCTCTAAACTAGAGTTTCCTTTAATTTCGTATTTATAAAATTCTGCCGCAGCATTCAATGTAATTGAACCTGCTGATGGTGATAAAGCCGCCGTTACCGATGAGTAAGGAGCAAAGTAAATGTTTTTTAAACCACCTACTGCACTCTTACAAGGTAAAGCACGACCATTTGATACTGAACAAGCCATATGTTTTTTATGTTTTTTATATTAATAAAAAAAGGGCAGATAGGTCTTATATGGACTTACCTACCCCTTTAGATTGTTTATTTATGATTATGCAGGAGTATAAAGAACAATATCAGAACCGATACCGTACTCAACGCCACTTGTAAATCTCATAATTACACGTACATTCTGAGAACCGTCCAAATCTCCCATATCTAATACTTTAACCTCATTGTGGTCAGATAATAAACCAGTACCAAAGAATAAGTTAGATTTCTCAGCAGCCATCATAAAGTTGTCAGCTAATCCGTTAGCAACAAAGATTTTTACACCATCAAAAGATAATGCTCCGTTGTTCCACCATTGAGTTCCCTCAGCGTTCACACCGTTTGCTCCTAATCCTGCAGCAGCGAATCCTCCTAATGCTCTTACATAGGCTCTAGCTACGTTTTGAGATACATATAAGTATAAGTCTTCTTTTCCGTATAATGCAGATGGAATAGCATCTACTACTTTACCCATCTCAGCGATTACGTTGGCAGCAGTTACAGAAGTTCCTACTACATCAATTACGTCAGCATCAGCAGTAGCTTTAGTTACTAATCCGTCAAACTCTCCTGCGTTAGCAGTAACACCTCTCCAAATAGCTTGCTCAGTTTTCTCAGCAACTAATCCTGCAACGTGTGCAACTAAGAAATCAGCAAAAGATGGAGGTAAGTTGTCATATACAGAGATTCCCATTTGAGCAGCTTCCCAGTCAGAACGGAAGTCTTTTTTACATAACTCAAGGTTCACTTGGAACTCCTCAGGTTGTAAGATTCTCTCTGTTAAAGTAACAGTAGCAGTATCAGCAAAATCACAAGAAGCATCTTTGATTACGTTAGAATCAGTAGCGATTTTCTTGATTACTTCTTTGTACTTTACGTTTGGTTTAACTGTGATACCACCATTGTTTAGGGTAGCACCTGATAATAAAGCAGCAGCAATATATTCATTTGCAAAACTGCCTGCAAAAGTAGTTGTAATGTCGGTTGTTGTAGCCATTTTTATTTAGTTTGTTTTATTTATTAATGTTAGATATTCTTGCAAATACTCTGTCCTGAATAGACTGTGGTCTGTTGTTACCAAATACCATTTTCTTGGTTTGTACGTTAGCCTCAGGATTGTGCTTTAATGGTGCAGCAGCAGGTTGTGAGGATAGTTCCTCTTTTACTTGCTCCTCTACGGCAGCCATTTCTTCCTTATCTTTAATCATAGCTTTGATTTCCTCAATCATTGCTTTAACCTCAGATAATTCTTCTTTAGTAGCATAAGACATCTCCTCTTGAGCAGCCTCTACTTCTTCTTCTACCACTTCTTCCTCAGCAGCAGCTTCTTTAATCTCTTTAATGATACCTTCAGACTCTACAATAAGAACCATTCCATCCTCTAAAGAATATTCTCCAACTGGTAAGGCAATTTTATCCTCCTCAGTTACGATAAACACTTCAAATTCAGGAGCGAACTCTTCTGCTTCAATGATAGTACCATTCTCTAGGGTCATTTGTGCTAACTTTGTTTCTGTAGATTGCTCTACTTTCTCCTCAGATAACTCAATCCCTAGAACGCTTTTAATTTCTTTTAGCATCTCTAATGGGTTTTTCATATTTATATAACGATTATTAATTATTATTTTGCATTTTCATTTTTTAATAGCGATTAGCTTCGATTAGCTTTTATCATTTTTGCT